TATGTGATGAGGACTGGGCGCGTATTAACTCCGCACTTCAGGCATTGAATGGTCGTGATATTTGGATCGTTGATGCCAGTGAGCTAACCATCGATCAGATACGGGCTATCGCAGAAACGCACAAGCGCCGGTACCCAAAACTGAGAATGGTGATGGTTGATTATCTTGGCCTGATTACCAAGCCAAAGGCGGAGCGTAATGACCTGTCTATCGGCATCATTTCACGCGGATTAAAAACGCTGGCCGGTCGGATAAACACCCCGATTTTTGCACTGAGCCAGTTGTCGCGAAAAGTGGATGAACGGCCACCAGGTAGCCGCAGGCCAATCAGTTCCGACCTCAGGGACTCAGGTTCAATCGAGCAGGACGCCGACAGCATCATCATGCTGTATCGAGAAGCGGTTTATAACGCAGATAGTCCGGCAGCAAGATTTGCTGAGGCCATAGTAACCAAAAACCGATTTGGCGAGCCTGGTACCGTTTATCAGGAATTTAAAAANGCAAAAGAGGCATCGAGACCACCGGCCAAAGAAAAACACTATTCAACACCAAAATTTTAACCGCGCCTGACCAGCGTTTAAGTAACCCCAAAAGAGGCAAGACCATGAAAAACCGTGAACTAACTACTCGTGAACTGGCAGATATTATGCTGGGCCAAAGCATGAACTATAACCAGATGATCGAGGCTATAGCTTTAAAGTCTCCTAATGCTGAAATGCCTATTAGCGTACTGCGTATCCGAGTGAGAAGCATGGTGCTCTCACCACATGCAGACATTACCCGCCGCAATGGTCGAAAGACTCAATACACCCTCAACAGTATCTCAGAGGATTTTTTCCGATTCTCTGACACACAAGTAAAACGCAATAAAAGCGAACCCCGAACTAAACCCGCCAGAATGCCATTTGATGATAAGGAGCTGGCGTACTGCTTGCGAGCATCCCGAATAAATCAACTGATGAGCACTGTAGGCATGGGGAGTTAATACCATGACCGGGCAATCTGATTATCTCCCGCCCGGACTCCCGTACAACATTTGCCTCTGGCCTCAGGAATACCAAGAAAAGCTAAATCTTGATTTGAGAGCCAGCGGCTTAATCAAAAACCTGTACGAGCGCAGGACCAACCGCGCTCATGTACTTGAAGCGATTGAACGGGTACCGGTGCATTACCGAGAGTTTTTTAAAGCGCGCTTAAATTACTGGCGTGACCGTAGAGACCACAGAGGCGAGACCAAATGAATATTTCAACCGATGGCATGATTGCTGCAATTCGTTCAGCAGCGGAAAGAGTGGAACCACGTGAAAGTGAGGTGCTAAACGGCATCGCTGATCGCATAGCGGAGCTGGTGACCTCAGCTAATAAGAACCGGCGCACAGCGAAGCATTATGAGCGGGAGTGCTTGGAGTGGCAGGGGAAATATAATGTAGCAGAAGAAAAGCTACGCCAGCCTGTTGTGTTGCCAGAGGCTTACGCTATTCGTGCCGGTCACCCGATTAACGAAGGTGAGAGGAGCGTCATGATACCAAAGCAGGGCGGTAACTGGCTTTCCCGTTTCGATGTTGAACATGCAATTCGCGTAGCCGGTTTCACGGTCAAGGAGGATGCCACCCCCATAGTTATAGTCCCTGCGCCAGCCGGGGTGATAATGCGCCCTCAGTTTGAGAAGCCGCTAGAACGCTGCGCCGCAGGGCGTGATGGCGAGTGTCACCACAAGGACTGTCCTCAACTGAGAGACAACGAGCCAATGGCTACAGGACGTCATTGTCCTATCGATAACTGGGATGATGAGTGATGCAGAAATTCAAATGCCGTCGCTGCCGGAAAACTCACGCTAAAGATCAACTGGTAGGGAAGCGAAATAAAAGCGGTTGGACTGATAATTGCTGCCCTAACTGTGGCTGCAAAACATTCACTTTGGTAGAGGGGAATGCAGATGCCGAGTAAAGAACTGGAATTTACCCGCAAGCCGGACGGTGGGCTTGCAGATCAGATTGAGGTGCTCGAAGCGATGGCAGAGGGTGACGCCTACAACACCGAGTTACTTATGCTTCTCATTGAACTGCGTTCACTGCGTGAGCAACTTGATGAACAAAATGCCATAACCAGACGAGTTTCAGCGGAAAGTAATAAATTGTTTGATCAGCGCAATTCGCTATATGAGCAACTGGAGGCGCTTAAATCGTTGCCGCCGTTTGCATATGCTTTTCATCGCGATACTGGCGTGATGTGGTTTGCGAAAGATAAACCGATGTGTAGCGAGTTCGATATTATCCCGCTATTCACAGCAGCCAAGCCAGCAGGTAGTGATAATGGCTAAATCAGCAACGGAACGTAAGCAGGCGCAACGGATGCGCCAAGCTGCTGGTGGCATCGTTAAGTTTGAGCTTAAACTTGATGGGCAAGAGGTTGGCATGCTGCGCCATAACTGTGCCCTGCGTCGCCCACAGCGTGATCCGTATGACATGGACGAATACATCACTATGCTGATCCGCAAAGATAACGCAGAGTTACAGGCGCAGCTCAAAGAGCAAGCCGGGCACAGGTGTGGCAAGTGCGGTGACGTTCTGCCTGGTGATAGTCAGGGCTGTGCATTTATAGGTGAAAGTGAATGCTGGCAAACTCTTGGCTGGCATGAGACTAAATTAACTATATAGTGATGTGACACGTCACAAATACTAAATCATTTATGGAGATATAAAATGCCTAGTTATGATTATTTAGTTGTAGGTGGTGAAAGGCATGGCGAAGTTTTTGATTGGGAGTTTTATAGAGGGGAAATAAAATTACCAAATAAAAAACAGCCGATGGCAAAATGTTATGCTAAAGATGCCGTAGCGCCTGTTTATCAGCCAATTGAGCAAAGATATGACGTTCTAATATACACAGCAGATTCTGGTAATGAATACTTACTCGCGACATTAGGTGATATCGCAGAGTATGATATTGAAAAACTTATTGCCGAGTATAAGCCGTCTCCATATAAATTGGCGGCTGTTTAATCACAAAGTAATTAGCTAACGGTTAGAATCTGATATAATCATTATTGCCAGCCTGAACAACTGGCAACCTAAATATCGTGCTGCTGTGCCATACATCCGGGGGCGGAAATGGCACAGTATAGTTTTACCAAATCAACAGGTGGGATCTTGGTTCCGGCCACGCCGGATGCTGAGGATTTTGTCAAAAATACCAAGCTGGGGACTATTGTCACTGGCGAATTTAAACGTGTGCGTAATGCGCCGTTTCACCGTAAATTCTTCTCGTTACTCAACCTTGGCTTTGAATATTGGGAGCCAAAGGGTGGGGCGATATCACCATTCGAAGTAAAATTCCTGCGCGGCTATGTAAGCCAACTTATTTCCTATGTGGGGAATGAGGGCGTACTTCATGAGATAGCTGACGATTATCTGGCGCTAGTAGCTGGTAAACGGGCGGCGAACTTATCTACCGCAAAATCATTCCATGCTTTCCGCCGTTGGGTGACTGTCGAATCCGGCCATTATGACCTGTTCGAATTACCGGACGGCTCAACGCTGCGCGAACCTCGCTCTATTTCATTCGCGAAAATGGACGAGCTGGAATTCAACGATTTATACAAATCAGTGCTGAATGTTCTGTGGACTTTCATTCTCAGTAAATCATTCAGTCATCCATCCGAGGCGGAGAACGCTGCCAGTCAATTAATGAGCTACGCGGCTTAGGGGTAATCATGGCTAATTTACGCAAAGAAGCAAGGGGCCGTGAGTGCCAGATCCGTATTCCTGGTGTATGCAATGGTAACCATGAAACGGTGGTACTCACTCATTATCGACTGGCAGGAACCTGCGGTACCGGGATTAAACCATCTGATGAACAGGCTGCATGGGGATGTAGTGCATGCCATGACGAATGCGACCGGCGTACCCGTTTAATTGATGGTGACACGGCACGGCTATATCACGCCGAGGGCGTTATGCGCACACAGGACGCATTGAGAAAGGAAGATAAGTTATGAACCAAGTGAAAAACAACTCAATGCAGCAACATCAAAAGCCAATACTTGATATTCATTATCTTTTAGAACTGTGGGGAGCTTGGGCCGCCAGTGATAATAGCCAGGTCGATTGGCAGCCCATTGCAGCTGGATTTAAAAGCCTCTTACCGAACACCCATAAATCACGGCCACAGTGTTGTGATGATGACGGCATCATGATTGATGGTTGTGTAGCGCGGCTGAAAAAATATAAACCGGAAGAGTATGAATTGGTGATTTTGCACTATGTGTTTGGTATTTCACTACGCATGATAGCCAAAAGGCGTAAATGCTCGGATGGAACAATCAGGAAAGACATGCAGACGGCTCAGGGGTTTATAACTGGGGTATTGAGTGTGATTAGCTGCCTCTTGAGCTAACCATTGCCAAGATAACCCTGAGGTTTCAGGGTTATCTTAAGTTGAGAACAATAATAGAAAATCGCCTGCCAGCCTCAATTAGATAAAAGACACTTAATGATGTGAATAAAAGTGTAACTGCAAAAATGCATAAAATCATATGACCTTGCGCCAAAATAGTTACTAAACTGCTAATAATGACAATTAGTAAAAACATGCAAGTCAAGATTGTGTCAGAAACTAACCTTTGATAGTGGCCAGTTTTGATCATGTTTGCAATAAGTCGTTTATCCATTAAAGCCGTTATTAAAGATATCGATGTGATCAAAAAACCTAGCAAAGTCCCTGCTAAACCTACAATTACACTTGATGCATTCAGCAGAGCTTCGAGTTTTATAATATCTTTTTTAAACCAAAACAATCCCACAACACATAGGCTAAGGGATATTCTAATCAATAGCGTCTTCCAGCGCACCAAAGTAGTCATCGAGATCTCCCTGACATTCGGCTTTAGCAGTATCTATTATACCATACATGGTAAAGCTAGGGGGGAAATGAGCATCAGTCTCAACACGTTGGTATGAAAATACGCGGTCTGCGATAAGGTCAATTGGATGTTCAATACCGTCTTCGAAAACTTGAGCTCTCGCTGTTGTTGCACCAGTTTCTACTATAGCTCTTAAGGTGTTTTTTAATCGGTTACTTAGTTTTCCTTCCGAATCTGCGCGTCTTAAATCAACTCCTAAACTGAGTTTCAGACTATCAGCATTGAGGTTATTCATCATGTCAATTAACCCACGGCCATAATCATCTTCTGGGTACAATTCAGGATTAGTGGGTCTAGGAATGGTTAATTCTATTTTTTTGAGTTCAATGTTGCCATTCATCAATCGAGCAATTGCATCTGGTTGAAGTACAGGACCTGCACTGATTTTACAACCACCACTTGCACTAAGAAAACTTGCAAACTGAAGTACACTACTAGAATGGCCATTTTTGTGCCATGCGAGAATGTCGTGTTCTTCGTAATAAACAAAAAAATTCTTTTCAATCAGGCCTTCGTTTTCATTTAACTCGATCTCTTTAGCATCACCACCAACTTGGCCTATTTCAGGAATGTCAGTAGTTCTAAATTTTCTGAATTGTCCGCATACAGTTCGTGGAAAACGATCATTAATCAGACCCCATATTTCACGTGTATACGATCCCTGAGCCAGAGATGTCCGATAATTATCATCTTCAAGCAGTAATGTAAATAAAGCTCGGATTGATGGGATTTCTGCTGAAGGTTTAAGGTTAAGTTGGAAGAACTCAATTTTATAGTCTCTAAACGGCATTTTTCGGTCCTTTTAAAAGCTCGTTTGGTTTTTTTTGATAAATAATATTTATCATTATGCACAATACAAAAAAACTAACGCGTACGCAAAATATCTTGTACTGTGATAAGAGTAGTTACTTAGCCACGTAGCTTACACAATTCAAAAAAACCTCGCTTTTTGCGGGGTTTTTCCCGTTTTTGCGCCCAGATAATCTGCAATACGCATTATTATCATGTGATTGTGGCGTATTTTTATTTCCACTACACGCCCAGCCCGTCCGGGAGGGGGAGATATGAAAATGCATAACAACCCTGACCTTATGGACATCATCACCAAATGGATTGCCGCACATCGCCTCGAATTTGGCTATGGAGGAATCGCTGGGATTATTGCCTGGTTACGTGGACGGTATAACGAAAAACCGTGGCGTAGATGCTTCCTCGATGCGCTGATGTGCGCCGCTATAGCGTTTGCGGTGCGGGACGTTCTTGATTTTTTCGGGTTATCGACAGACCTCGCCTATATATCGAGCGTCATTATTGGTTATCTCGGTACGGATTACTTATCCAGCTTATTTAAATGGAAAGTAACGGGCCGGCCGATTGAAGAAGGGAAGGGTAATGACAAGTAATTTCAGATTCAGCCAGCGGAGTGAGGGGAACCTCAAAGACGTTAATGCTGACTTGGTGAGAGTGATTCGCCGCGCTCTGGAGCTATCGACCGTTGATTTCGGCGTTATTGAAGGAGTCCGCACGGTAGAACGGCAAAAAGAGCTGGTGGCCACTGGTAAAAGCCAGACCATGAACAGCCGTCATATCTCCGGCAATGCGGTAGACCTTTTCCCCGTTGGTGGTGACTGGAACAACTATAAGTGCTGGCTACCGGTTCTTAATGCTATGCATCAGGCGGGTAAAGAGTTGGGTGTTAAGTTGCGTTTCGGTATCAGTTGGACAGACAACCCAAATGACAAGCCAGCGAAGTTCTTGGATGCCCCTCACATTGAGATACCAACATGACTTGGCTAATCAGTAATTGGCGAACTGTATTTGTGGCGTTGGTTATTTCGGCATTCCTTTTCCTGCTTCTTAATCGTAATCACCTCTCAAATCAGGTCGAGAAAAGAGAAGCTGAGCTGGTAACCGAGCAGGCTACTAATGTTGTCTTGGGAAACATCATCGATGCATACCAGGTGAATGATACTGCAAATCGAGCCGCCACAACCCGACAACTCGAAAACGAGAGGAAGCTACGTAATGCCAGCGAATTACAGGTTGCACGGTTTAAGGCAGCAGCGGCGAGTGATGATTGTTCTATCAAGCCTATGTCTGATGATGTCATTAGCGTCATGCGTGAATAAGCCCATTAAACCGCCCATTACCGAACCCGTACTATTATTGCCCCCAGAGTCAGCACTTACCCCCTGTGAAGTTCCAGAATTTACCGGTATTACATGGGGGGATGGCGGATTGTATGCGATGGAGTTAAAACGAGAACTACGTATCTGCAAAGGTCGGCTTGATGAAGTTATCGACTGGCGGAATAACGCTGGGAGAAAACGATAGTATCTAACTGATGGGAACAATAGCCTCCAAAAGCCTAGTGAAATCCAGATATTGAGTTCTTGTTAACAGACGTTTGTCATAAATCATGCTTATCATCTGCTTTACTAAACACAAGGAGACGATATGAGTAAGTATGGTGAACTTAAGAATAGAGTAGTCAAATACAACGCTGCTGAAGATGAATACTGGGCAGACTTAGATAAAAAAATAAGCGAAATAAAAGCTGAGTTGATGAAGTATCTTGGTTTAGAGCCGGGGACAATTGTCATGCATCCATCAGGTCAAAGTATGCATCCCGTAAGTGTAGGGCAATATGATGGCGAAAAGGTGATTAATATGCCAATCGTTATGATTGACCGTGAGGATAGGTCTAAGACGGTCGATATCTCAGTCGCCATTACCGCCTCTGGGGATGTCATAAGTCAGACGTATAACTATTCAGTTACCTTCAGTAAAAACGGCTATGAATACACTTGCGAAGATGCATGCACGTTTGGGCATGTTATCTGTGATAGCAGTTATGTTAATCAACATGTATTCACAAATTTATATGAGAGTATTTTTAATAACATTTTGTCGCAGCTGGATCCTACCCACTTTATTTAAAGTACGAATGTTTTTCATCTTCACGAGGTCGCTTAGGCGGCCTTTTTTGTTGCCTGTATAACTCATTACTAAACAGGAATAACCACTATGGCAGCACCAAAGGGTAACCGATTCTGGGAGGCCCGTAGTAGTCATGGGCGTAACCCTAAGTTTGGGTCGCCAGAGGTGCTGTGGGCAGCTTGTATTGAATATTTTGATTGGGTAGAGAAACACCCACTGTGGGAAACCAAGGCGTTTGCATTTCAAGGTGTAGTCACTAAAGCCACACTGCCGAAAATGCGGGCCATGACATTAAAAGGGCTTTGCTTGTTTCTGGATATCAGTGACGAGACATGGAGAAGCTATCGCGCCCGCGAAGATTTTATTGGAGTCATTACGCGAGCAGAAAATGTTATCTACGACCAGAAGTTCTCTGGAGCAGCCGCTGACCTATTGAACGCAAATATCATTGCCCGTGATTTGGGCCTAAAAGAGCAGTCGCAAGTTGAAGACGTGACACCTGATAAGGGGGATCGCGACAAGCGCCGCTCCCGAATTCAGGAGCTATTACGTGGAAACAATAATTCCTGATGACTTATCCATTGAAGAAGAGTTAGAGCTTCTCGCTTTGCTGGAAGAAGAGCATGAGTATCTCAGAACTCATCAGTTATTCGAATTTACCCCCTATAAAAAGCAGCGAGAATTTATTGAGGCTGGCGCTGATTACCCAGAGCGCTGTTTCATGGCCGGTAACCAGTTGGGGAAGTCTTATACTGGCGGCGCTGAGGTTGCTTTCCATCTTACCGGTCGTTATCCAGGCACTAAAGGCTATCCCGATGATGGAGCATGGCAGGGTGACTGGGGCGGAAAAAAATTCTATGAGCCGGTAGTATTCTGGGTGGGTGGTGAGACAAACGAAACCGTAACGAAAACGACTCAGCGCATTCTCTGCGGCCGTATAGAAGAGAACGACGATCCAGGTTACGGCTCAATACCGAAAGAGGACATCATTAGTTGGAAGAAATCACCATTCTTCCCAAACTTGGTTGATCACCTACTTGTCAGGCACCACACCGCCGAGGGCGCAGAAGATGGTATGTCTATCTGCTACTTCAAACCTTACTCGCAAGGGCGGGCAAGATGGCAGGGTGACACCATACATGGCGTGTGGTTCGATGAAGAGCCGCCTTATCCCATTTATAGCGAAGGGCTGACCCGTACAAACAAGTACGGCCAGTACTCAATGCTGACATTTACCCCGCTAATGGGGATGTCGCAGGTGGTCGCGAAGTTCATTAAGAATCCGAGCAAGGCTCAAAAGGTGGTCAATATGACCATCTATGACGCTGACCACTACACGCCAGAGCAAAAAGAACAAATCATAGCTTCCTACCCAGAGCATGAGCGCGAAGCTCGAGCGAAAGGTATCCCCACAATGGGTAGCGGGCGAATATTCCAAATACCCGAAGAAACGCTCAAGTGCCAGCCGTTCGAATGCCCCGATCACTTCTACGTTATCGACGGGCAGGACTTTGGCTGGAATCACCCACAGTCACACATTCAGTTGTGGTGGGATAAGGATGAGGATGTTTTCTATCTATCAAGGGTATGGAAGAGATCAGAGAACACCGCAGTGCAGGCATGGGGGGCTGTTAAGTCATGGGCCAACAAGATACCTGTAGCGTGGCCGCATGATGGACATCAGCATGAGAAAGGCGGCGGTGCACAGCTAAAAACACAGTATGAAGATGCTGGGTTCCTGATGCTACATGAACACGCAACGTGGCCAGAGGGGGGTAACTCTGTTGAGTCTGGACTAACTGAATTGCGTGACCTCATGCTCGAAGGGCGATTCCGTGTATTCAATACCTGCGAACCATTCTTTGAAGAGTTCAGGCTCTATCACAGGGATGAGAACGGCAAGATCGTCAAAACTAATGACGACGTTATTGATGCTATTCGCTACGCATACATGATGCGACGGTTCGCCGAGCAGATGCGGGATATCAAAGACCCGAAAGAAAACGACTATTCCAATTACTCAATCCCCTGTGGGGTAGGCTGATATGGCAGAAGATAAGAAAGAACCGGCTGACAAATTGGCTGCCTGGCACCAGAAAGCCTTACGCAATTTCGATAAGGCTTACTCCGGCACTCAGGACATGCGAGATCAGATTGTTGAAGCTCAGCGCTTTGTACGTGTCGCGGGTGCTCAGTGGGAAGGAAGTACAAACGCAGGGTGGGCGCTAGATGGTGACCGATTCGAACATTACCCGCGCTTTGAGTTGAATAAAATTGCGCGAGAATGTGACCGCATTATCAGTGAGTACCGGCAGAACCGGATCAGCGTAAAGTTCCGGCCTAAAGATAGTCAGGCATCGGAAGCGCTGGCCGACAAGATGAACGGTAAGTTTCGCGCTGACTATATGGAGACATCAGGTAACGAGGCTTGTGATAACGCATTTGATGATGCTGTTGTTGGTGGCTTCGGGTGTTTCCGTATGTGTGCCGAGTACGAGGACGAAATGGACCCGGCAAATGAGAATCGCCGGATCAGTCTGTTACCCGTATACGACCCTGCAACTTGCGTGTTCTTCGATCAGGACAGCAAAGAGTATGACCGCAGAGACGCTATGTGGGCGCTGGAAATGTTCTCTATGACGCCGGGCGCGTTTGAGGCTGAATACCCCGATGCCATATCCTCTGGCTTGTCTCGGAGTGATACTGGCACCCAGTACGATTGGATGACACCGGATGCTATCTATGTTGGCCGCTATTACGAGGTTCGAATAGAGAAAGTAAAACTAATCTCTTACCGTAACCCGGTAACGGGTGAGAGTGCCATCTACGATAGTGATCAAATTGAAGATGTGGCCGACGAACTCAGTGATGCACAGTTTGAAAAGACCGGTGAGCGTGAGGTTAAAAAGCGTCGTGTATATTGTGGGCTGCTGTCTGGCGCGGAATGGCTGAGTGAGCCTGAACGTATTGCCGGTGAGCATATTCCGTTAGTGCCAGTCTATGGCCGCCGCTCGTTTGTTGACAACCAAGAACGAATCGAGGGCCACGCAGCGAAAGCAATGGATGCCCAGCGGCTTGAAAATCTGATGGTATCCATGATTGCAGACAATGCCACGCAATCTGGTGGCGACGGTATACCGGTTGTTGATGTGGATATGATACCTGGACCACTCTCTCAGAATTGGGCTGAGCGTAACCGCAAGCGTCCCGCTTACCTGCCTATGGTTAGCCTGAAAGATAAGATGGGTAATGTAACTTCGGTTGCACAAGTCAGTAGCTACACCCCACCCACCCAGATGCCGCCCGCACTGGCCGGATTGCTTCAATATACCGGTACCGCCATTCAGCAGATCACCGGCGCAAACCAGATGGAGAACATGCCGAGCAACGTAGCCACGGAGACGGTGGACTCAATCTTCAATCGGATGGATACGCAGTCATATATCTACATGGATAACATGGCTAAATCCATGCGTCGTGCTGGCACTATCTGGTTATCAATGGCGCGAGAGGTTTACGGCAGTGATACCCCGATGCGTATTGTCAACGAGGACGGTTCAGACGATGTAGCGTTGATGAATGGCTCGGTAGTTGATCGCGATACCGGGGAGGAAGTGGCTCTAAATGATTTAAGCCAGGGTAATTATGAGGTGACGGTTGATGTAGGCCAGTCATTCGCCACGCGACGTGATGCCACGGTTAAAAACCTGTTATCAACACTGTCTCTCGTCCAGCCTGGCACCCCACGACACGATATTATCCTCGGCATGATACTTGATAACATGGACGGCGAAGGGATTTCTGACATGAAGAAATTCAACCGCAATCAACTGATCACATCAGGCGTTATCAAGCCACGAACGCCGGAAGAGCAACAAATGCTTGCTCAGGCTAAAGAGCAGCAGCAAGGGCAGCAAGACCCCGCCATGGTCACAGCGCAAGGTGTGCTACTGCAAGGTCAGGCAGAAATGCAGAAGTCGATCAACGACCGAGACCGTATTCAAGTTGATGCACTCAAGGCACAGGCCAATGTTCAGCTTGCGGCGGCCCGTACCGCTGAGATACTCGCTGGCGTCGATTTGGATAAGCAGAAAGAACTCAGAGAAACGCTGGACATGTTGAATAAATTCCAACAGCAGCAAGGAGACAATGCCCGCGCTGATGTTGAACTCATGATGAAAGGCACCGGACAACAGCATCAGCGCAATATGGATATTAGCAGCCTTATCCAGCCCGTCATTCAGCAGCAGCTACCACCACAGCAATAACCAAACCAATCAACACGCTACGCCGTCAACAAGAGGCACGGCACCTTATTGCCTTCCGATGGGCATAACATCGAGTAACTAGGGGTAATCATGGAACAACAGGCAGATAACAACACACCAGAAAACGAACTCGATACCACTACACCTGAGTCAATTCCAGATGAAGTGATCCCGAATGATGACGACAACGGTAACGACAATGGTGACGACCAGAACAACGGCGGCTCCGGCGACGATGCTGACGACGACTCGGAAGAAGAGTTTTATTTCGGTGACGAAAAGCTGGATTCGCCAACCAGTAACGAAGATAAAGACCCGGCATTAGTTAAACACCTGCGTAGCACCATCAAGGAGAAGGATAAGGAGCTTAAAGAACTCCGTCGCCACACTCCTACACCTCAGCAGGCTGCACCACTACAAGCGCCACGGATGCCGCAGTTGTCAGACGATGGCATTGATTACGATGAAACAGTCTTTCAGCAAAAAATGCAGGAGTGGTCAACTGAGTCAGCAAGGTTTCAATCTAGCCAGGCTGAACAGCAACGCCAACAGCAGCAACTACAACAGCGCCATCAGCAGAAGCTACAACAGTATCAGGAGCGCTCAAAAGCCTTGAAGGTACCCAATTACCAGCAGGCAGAAAAGGCGGTTTTGGATGATGTCCCTGAGCAAATTCAAGTGGCAATCCTTCATTACGCTGAAAAACCTGAACTGATTGTTCTCGCGCTGGGCCGCAATGCCGAGTTACGCAAACAAATGGCCGACGCTACCGACCCCGTAGAGGTTGGCCGTCTCATTGGCATCATTGAATCAAAGGCCAAAACCATGCCTAAAGCAAAATCTAATCCCGCTACTACCCCCGCGGTTAAGGGTGGGAATGGAGCGGCATTAAACAGTCTCGATAAACTACGCGCAAAGGCACAGGAAACAGGCGATTACAGCGCCGTTATTGCTGCAAAGCGTAAAGCGAAAAAATAACCTATCGGAGCAAAGAAGTTATGGCTAACCAATTAACGAAAGACCTTGAAATCCTCTTTGAGACCGTCATCGATTCTTTTGAAGCATCAAATGTCGTCTCTCGGGAGTGTGGTAAATTCCGCCCTGGTGATACCGAAATGCAGCGTGCAGGCGATGTGGTTTATCGTCCGCAAGGCTATCACTTGAAAACTGTAAGCGGACTTGATTTAACCGCTGCCACGCCTAACGGTTTAGTACAGCGTCAAGTCCCCGCTCGTTTCCGTGAGCCTGAAAACGTGATCTATGAATTGGATGCGCGAGAAATGCGCGACCCATGGCACAAAGAGCAAGCGGGTAAAGCTGCCGGGCGACAACTTGCCGCATTTATCGACAACATCATCGTTGATGAAGTGGCGTCGCGTGCTACTAACGTATCTACCATCGGCGCGGCTGTTACCGGTACCGCGTTGGGTACCGCGCTGTGGGATGCTTCCGCCATCATTGATGCAACAATGCTTTCTATCGGTGTGCCACAAGGTGGGGATCGCAAGGCATTCTATAACCCGTTTAACTATAAAGACCTTGCGAAAGAGCTTGGTGGTCGAGCATATGCCCATGGCGCAACCTTGACCGCATATGAAAAAGCACAGATCCCACCAGTGGCCAGCTTTGATAGCTTCCGTGTTGATTACGCAGGAGCAATCAAGGCGGGTACGGCTACAGCCATCACGTTGAATGGTGTTCCTGCGCATAAAGTTACCGCAATGGATGTTAACGGCGCACCGACTGACAACCGGCAGGACGTTATCACTGTGTCTGCTGCGGGGTTGGCTGTGGGGGACATGTTCACTATCGCTGGTGTGAATAGTGTTCACCTGATCAAGAAAGTGAGCACCAGTCAGCCGCAGGTATTCCGTGTCCTTGCTGCTGCTGGCACCAGCGTCACCATCAGCCCGAAAATATTACCGCCAAATAACGCCGATGTTGCATCCATTCCGTACCAGAACGTGACGGCGAGCCCAACGGTTAACGCCGCCATCACTGTTATCAACAAGAATGCAGTGGCATCAAACATCTTCTTTGCGGAGGGTTCGGTTGAGTTGATGTACGGCAAGCTGGCATTCCCTACCGGGCAAGGTCCGCAGGTGATGACGGCAACCACGGAGCAGGGCGCTACCATTATTATGGCGTATCAGTTCGATGCCAAAGCGGGTAAGACATGGACTCGTTTCACAACGTTGGCGGGTGCAAGCGTACTGGTACCTGAATTTACCGGCTTGGTGCTGGCAGGGCAGTAATCACAAGGGGGCTTCGGCCCCTCTTTTTTATTGGAGCGAATATGTCAGACATCATGCTTTATAAAAAAGGGACGCAGATTGTTTGTGGCCCACACTCACTGGATTACATCATTGTTGATGATTCTGAACTGGCAGAGTATCGGGCGCTAGGTTGGGTTGAACACCCGGACGATACTGTCCTACCAGAACCAGAACCAGAACCAGAACCAGAACCAGCCCCGAAAACCGGTAAGGCAAAGGCGGTAAAAAATGGCGAGAACGAAGGGTGATTTAGCGCTTAAGGCACTCAGAAAATCAGGGCTTTATTCCGATGCCACGCTCACTGACGCCGATCCTCAAGCTATAAGCGATTCGCTTTATGACCTTGAAGACATGATGGCGCGCTGGAAAATAGAAGGGATAGACCTTGGCTATCTCTTTTCTGATACCCCATCAACCGATGATGATTCAGGCATTCCAGCGTGGGCCAATGATGGCGTATCGCTAAAACTCGCCTTACAGATGTGCCTTGATAACGTCATCCCTGCATCCGATCAGCTACTTTCTGAGGCAGATAATGCCTATCAAACGATATGCATCGCCCTGACTACCGTCCCCTCGTTACAGCGTCGTAATGACATGCCATGTGGTACGGGGAACAAGACAGCATTCTCTTGGAATCGATTCTATATCGAACCATCGGAACCGAATAATTAGGTGAACCATGGGCATAACTCAACTTCCCCTCATGAAAGGGCTGGGCAAAGATTACCGCAATACTGACTATGTGGACCTGTTGCCAGTGAACATGCTGGCGACCCCCAAAGAAGTATTGAATGCGTCGGGCTATCTGCGCTCATTCCCCGGCATAGAGGAACGCGCGGGTGTTGCTGGCGTGTCACGTAACGCTCAGTTTAACGCTAACCAGAACGCCGCCTATCGAGTTTTAGGCGGTAATATTTACCGTGGCAACGCCCCCATTGGTAATGTCTCAGGCTCTGGACGTGTCAGCATGGCGTTCAGTGCCACCAGTCAGGCGGTAGCAGCCAACGGCGCGATGACACTCTATCGTTATGATGGGACAGTCAAAACGCTAAGCAACTGGCCGGATGCGGATTTTGCTCAATATGACATTGGCCGTGTTCGTGATATCTGCCGGTTGAGAGGCCGCTATATCTGGGTAAAAGAGGGTAGTGGTACGTTTGGGGTTACTGATTTAGAAGATGAGTCACATCCTGATAGATACCGGCCATTTTATGCGGCAGAGTCGCAATCTGACAGCATTCAGGGCTGCGCAGTATGGCGAGATTTCGTTGTTATGTTTGGCACATCAACGATTGAGTATTTTTCACTAACGGGTGCGGTCGATACATCCTCTGCAATCTATGTCGCTCAGCCGTCGCTCATGGTGCAAAAGGGCATTGCAGGCACTTACTGTAAAACCATCTTTGGTGATTCATTCGCGTTTATTAGCCACCAATCAACCGGCGCACCCTCAATTTATGCCATCAGCTCCGGTCAGGCAGCACCCATAGCAACCGCGACAATTGAGAAGGTGCTTAGGGAATACTCCGCAGAAGAGCTGGCCACCGGCGTAATGGAGACACTGCGTTTCGATACTCACGAACTGCTGATTATCCATTTACCCCGACACGTTCTGTGTTACGACGCATCAGCCAGTCAGAAAGCCCCGCAGTGGTGCATTCTGAAAACTGGTTTTGCTGATGGCATTTATCGCGGGATAGATTTCATGTTTGAAGGTAACCAGATCACGGTTGGCGACAAAACAGAATCGGTGATCGGGGCGCTTAAATTCGATATTTCCAGCCAGTACGGTGCGCAAACAGAGCACTTGCTCTACACGCCGATGTTCAAGGCTGATAATGCCAGGGTATTTGATTTCGAGCTTGAGGCGGCAACTGGAGCATCTCAATTTGCTGAGAGCCTATTTCTTTCTGTCACTACTGACGGTTCTAATTATGGACGAGAGCAGATGGTCCCCTGGAATGCCCCGTTCAGATATGACAAGCGGCCAATCTGGAGGAAGGTCGGTCGGGTCAGGAAAAACATTGGCTTCAAAGTCCGAATCATCACCAGCTCCCCGGTGACGCTCTCAGATTGTAGCGTGAGGGTTGTGTAATGGCTGACTCAAGTTTAAATATTCCCGTTACCGTCGCGGCTACCCGTATTGATGCTACGTTATTGCCCCCTATATTCAGCATGCCTTATCAGCTCTACGTCATTCAGAACGGCATGGACTTTGGCAACGTTGCAGGTAAAGCCAACGATGCAGGGCAGGGAGCATATAACGCTCAGGTAAGAAACGATGAGCAGGACGTAATACTCGCCGACCACGAACAGCGCATTGAGCAGGCCGAGGCTACTCTGGTTAATCATGAGGGGCGCATCACCGCCAACACGGACGCCATTTCATTGCTCACTGTTCGTGTCACCACAGCGGAGGGGCAGATTGTCACGTTGCAGAGCGATGTCAATTTTCTGCTAAGTGAAGTGATTGACGTTCAAGCTGACATGGTTTCAAAATCAGCCACGTCCCAGCAATTACTATCGTCCCCACTCGGCGTGGTAGATGAACTATTGGTTGACGGAATAAAAGTCATTGGCCCACAACAAACGGGATGGATAGCATCAGCCGGTACCGCGTTCAAGGGTGCATTCAATGCTGACCAGACTTTCACCGCTGCCGCCATTTATACCCAGTCCGATATTCAAGTTCTGTGTGACGCACTGAAAGAGGCGCGGCAACGCATCAAAGCACTTGAAGACGTCGATCGCACCCACGGTTTAATCAACTAATTCAGAGGTTCCCATGGAGTTACGCATAATCCCAGACATGGGGCGGCTTTGTGCATTCCTAAATAACCCTAATAACACAGGAAATATCGTGGATGCGGGGGATAAATACCTCTTAAAGCCAGACGCACTCTATTTAGGAATTTATGAGGGAGTGCTGCTTGTTGGAGTACATGAAGTAAGAAACTTTTGGCATTCCGTTGTCGAGTGTCACGCCATTTATGACCTCGGCTTCCGTGGCAAGTATGCGCTCGATGGACACAAGTTATTTTGCCGCTGGCTACTTGAAAACTCGCCGTTCACAAACTCAGTAACGATGGTTCCTGACACAACGAAATATGGACGATCGCTTATTAGGCTGCTTGGTGCTACGCGCATTGGACATCTTGACGATGCATATATCAGTAATGGGAAGCCGATTGGGGTGACGTTCTACCAACTCACTCGATCGCAATATGAGGATTTTCTTCAATGCTAATTTTCCAGTTAATGAATAAGGTTCGCGACCGCGCTGTTTATTGCAAGGGTGGCGACAATGGCGCAGGCGCACAAGCCGATGCCACTAATCAGGCCACGGCATTACAGCGCGAGATGTGGCAAACCAACATGCAGAATCTCGCGCCATTCACTCCAATGGCTGAGCAGTACGTTAAGCAGCTTCAAGGGCTTTCAACTCTTGAGGGTCAAAACTCAGCGCTACAAGGGTATTACAGCTCAGATCAATATAAAGGTTTGGCTGACCAGGCGCGATATCAGCAATTAGCAGGAGCAGAGGCCACTGGCGGTCTTGGTTCTACTGCTACCAGCAATGGCCTCGCGACTATTGCCCCAACACTCGGACAGAACTGGTTATCTGGTCAGATGAATAATTACCAAAATCTGGCAAACATTGGCCTTGGCGCATTACAGGGGCAGGCTAATGCTGGGCAGTCATATGCCAATAACACAGGGCAGTTACTGGGGCAAAGTGCTGCATTATCGGCAGCTAATGCCAATAAACCATCAGCGTTTGGTGGTGCCTTAACTGGGGCGTTAGGTGGCGCGGCAGCAGGAACGGCAATTATGCCTGGTTGGGGTACTGCTATTGGTGCTGGAGTCGGGTTACTCGGTTCATTGTTCTAAGGGGTAAATAATGGCTACATGGGATCAGGGCAACTCTGGTGGATTTCTGGCTGGTATTGGTTCTCAGAATGATAACGCCCCAAGAGCTAGCGACATTAATTCAACTATTGGACTCATCCGTGAAAATAACGACATTGAGCGCAGTGGGGCTAATAATGTCGGGCTTCAGGCGCTGCAGGGGTTGTCAGGTCTAAATCAACAATATCAGCAGGCTAAGCAACAAGAGCGTCAAAAGGAGTTCCAGCAAGCCTATGCAGGCGCTTATTCGTCCGGTGATAGAAATGCCATGCGGCAACTGGCCACCAAATACCCAGATCAATTCGAGGCTGTGCGCAATGGCATGGGGTTTATTGACGAGGACCAACGTAACACTGTAGGTAACCTTGCATCGAGTGCCAGGTTAGCCGCTCAAAGCCCTGAAACTATGGGGCAATGGCTGAAATCAAGTGCGGGTGATTTGGCCCGCGTGGGTATTAACCCAACTGACGTGGCAACGATGTATCAGCAGAACCCACAAGGGTTCGGTGAGTTTGCCGATCACCTTGGCATGTCAGCTCTTGGACCTGAAAAGTATTTCGACCTTCAGGATAAAGCGGCGGGCCGCCAGATTGATCGAGATAAGTTGACCGAAACAACCCGCAGCAATCGAGCTGGTGAGGGATTACAGGCTCGAGGGCAGGATATCACGTTACGCGGGCAGAATATTAGCGCTCAAAATTCAGCCCTTGACCGTGAAATAAAACGGGCAGAGCTTCACGATAAAGCACTCGACCGCCAGATTTCGCGAGAAACAAATCAGGTGAAACTTGACGGATTGCGGCAGCAGCAAACGGCAAATCAGCAAAAAGTAGAAGATGCGAAATTAGCGAAGCAACAAACCGCTCAGCAAACCTACGACACCTTCAATACTGCGCTAGACACTATTCGGGAACTGAAAGAGGCACCTGGTCTTAAAAATGCTGTTGGTCTGTCGTCAATGATTTATACCCGCCCAGGCAGTGACGCAGCAAACTTTGAGGCAAAACTGGATACCTTCAAAGCGCAAACATTCCTTCCCATGGTGCAGTCAATGAAGGGAATGGGGGCATTGTCTGACGCTGAAGGTAAAAAACTGACTGATGCGGTTGGTGCGCTTGATCCAAAAATGAGCGAAAAAGAGTTCACGAAATCCCTTGATAGAATTGAGGGGCAATTGCGCGGGAAACTGGCTAACGCTCAGAAAACGTTTGGCGTTCCAATGCAAACAGCGCCATCAACACCACCTCCGGATCAGCAAGGTGGCGGCTTCTCCACTTTATGGGGTGAATAATGGCTAAACCATGGAAAGATGTGATCTCGTCCCCGCAATACCAACAGTTACCGCCAGATCAGCAGGCCGCCGCGCAAGAGCAATATTTTAATGACGTGGTAGCACCTCAGGCGGGCGATCAGGCTCCCGCCGCAAAGGAGGCTTTTTTCTCTGCATATCCATTGGTGGCAACTCAGCAGAAACCGGCCGTACCGGAAAGCGTTGGGAATCCAGTTGTTGAGGCCGCGAAAGGGATTGCGCAGACGGGCGCTAACGTCCTCAATATCCCTATCGAAATCGCTAACGCATTCAAAAGTGCCGGGGCATGGGCTGGGCAAGCATTTGGTGGTAATGGCACTTATACGCCAATACCTGCCGCGCAATTGCCTGAATCCCTGCGGCCAAAAGATGAGTATGCCAAGTTAGGTGCTGAAATTGGGCCTTACCTTATTCCGGGTATTGGTGCGGAAAAAACCGCCGCTGCGCTGGGTTCTGTTGCCGGTTCTGGTAGAGCTGAGCGTCTGGCAACTAAAGCCGCTGATATGGTTGCGGAGAATACCGTTGGGGCGCTAGCGCAGAACAGCAGCAATAATGACGCCGGATCACTGGCTAAAGATTTATCTCTGGGAGCTGCCGCCAGTGGAGCTGCGCGCGTGGTTGTGCCACTACTTGGCAAAGTTGCGAATGCAGCCCTCGGGCGTACACCGGCTCAAGCTGTAGATAATGTTTTACCTGGTCAAGTTGCTGGTAATGCCACTCCAGCAGGGGGCGCTAATGTTACACCTGAGCAAATAGCAACAGAAGATACCTTGCGCAAACTGTCCAGCCAGAAAAACCCTGAGCTTGCATCGTCTCTTCAGGGGTTGGATGTAAAGCCGAAGCAGGAAGTTATAGACGCGGCATCTCGCCTTGGTGTTGTTGATGAATTGCTCCCTTCTCACATGTCTGGTAATGCGCAGTATCAGGCAGTAGAGCAGGCGCTCAAATCGCGCAGAGGATCGGCTCTCAAGGTCCAAGAGGATGATGCGATAAGATCATTGGCGGATAGTGCGGGCAAAATGATTGATGATGTGGCCGGCGCCCCTGATTCCCTAGCGATGAGTGAGAAATTTGTCGGTCAAATGGATAGCAGAATGGCTGCGCTGGAGCGTAAAAGCGATCAATTGTATGCGCGAACTGATACGGCAATGCCTCCAGGGACGACGGTTGAAGCTCAAAATACAGCCGCACACCTGGAGCGTCAGGCCGATGAGTTGGGTGGTTGGGAAAATCTCGACCCCATTGAGCAGCGTGTATTTAAAGCAGTAAACCCAGGCGCGGAGGGACGTTTGACTTATGCGAACTTAAATAAACAGCGCAGAATGGTGGGGCAGGCGCTATACAAAAAAAGTGGGCCGTACAAGGATGCTGACGAGGCAGCCTTATCGAGATTATATTCACAGCTAGCAGAGGATCAGCGTGCCGTTCTCGGGGATGTAGGCGCGCGTCGCGATTTTGAAGTTGCCCAGCGCTTAGTGCAGATGCGAAAAAATATGGAGGGGCAGATGGTAGCCGTTCGTGGTCGCACATTGACGGGTGATGCCACAACCAAAGTTTCTAACTCGCTCACGACCATGGCTAAGGGTAATGGTAAGCAGTTCAGGGAGATGATGGAAAGTATCCCTTCGCGACAGATGCGAGCGGAAATGGTGGGTACTGCGCTCAGAGATATGCTGTCTGTTGGCAAGCGAGGCTCAGATTTCAATCCAGGCGGTTATGCGGATTGGTATCAGAATATGCGTAGCAGTGGTCAAATTAGATTACTGGCGAAGCACGTTCCGCGTGATTTGATGAAGGGACTTGATGACACCTACATTGTCGCAAAGGCCATTCGTGACGCTAAGGGGCATGAAATTAATACTGGTGCTCTTAACGAATTCACATCACGGTTTAACCGTGTGACTGCGGCTCATGAAATGGTAGCTAGTCACGCGGGGAAGGTTGGGACGATGATTGGTGCGAAAGGTGGGCCGCTTGGTGCTGTAGCGGGTGCGGCTTTGGGTGAAAAACTTGCTCAAAGGGCCAGAATAGCAGGCGGTGCAGGTTCAGCAGATGCAGCAGAGCAACTGATACTTTCGCCTGCATACCAAAATGCCATTAAAACCTTGCCTAAATCAGCACCGGCACACGTTGCCGAAACCCGCATTCGTCGCAGCCCTAAATGGAGAGCGTTTTATGATTCCCTCCCTGAAAAGGATAAGCGTACGATCGCCCGAGTGGGATTAGCTGCATGGCTCCGTGAAGCAGAAGAAACAGTAAATCCGCCTGAGTGACGCCAAAACCTCCATCTCATTAACCCATCTATAGATCTGAGTTTTTTATTACCTGAAATCCGAACCATGCAGTTTAAATACTGTGGGGATTAAACACGCCTGGAGCAAAGCTAATGCCTGACATCATTCCTAATGTCGTTGTATCAATGCCATCACAGTTATTCACGATGCCGCGCAAATTTGGTGCTGTGTTTAACGGTAAAATTTATATTGGCCTTATTGATACAGATCCAACTATCCCATCTAACCAAATTCAAGTGTATCTGGAGAATGAGGACGGTAGCCTGGTGCCAATGGCCCAGCCAATTATTATCAATGCGGGGGGTTACCCTGTTTATAACGGACAAGTATCTAAATTTGTGACCGTTGAAGGTCATAGCATGGCTGTGTATGACAATTTAAACGTACAGCAATTCTATTTCCCTAACGTGCTTAAATATGACCCAGACCAATTTAAGTCTCAATTATCAGGACCTGATGGAAGTAGTTATGTTGGACGCCCGGGTGGTGGAACCGTTGCAGATGTCATGCCGATGAAAGATCCATTGAATATAAACGTTCCTGCTGACTACCCATCAATATCAAGCGCCTTAATGAGTTTGCGTGACAGGAGGTTCCCAAGTGTTACCGTCACGATTAATGTGGCCGCTGGTTTTTACGCTGAGTCTGCAACATTGCCTAGCTCTCACGTTGATGGGGAAAACATCAGTATATTGGGGCTGACAGATGATTTTTCAGTAACTTCAATTTCAGCAGTTGTGGCGGGGACATTTTCTGTTAAGCATTGGGATGGTGTTGTCAAAGATCTTAACTATTACACTGTAACAGCGAATGTTTCAGGGGCTATTCCTACCGTTGGGCAATATGTTCTTGTTAGGTCTGCGGTTGGTGTTGATGCTGAATATCATCTTGGGGTGTGGGAAGTTACTGCTGTTTCAGGCAGCCAAGTAACATGGCTAACGTCGCTGCATTCAGCACCTCCATCAGGAGCAGTGGCACTTTCAGGTAAAATTCTTCGCTCTGTTATTCAGTTCCTTGATGCTGCAAAGGGCCCAACAGCGATTCAAGTAGAAAATTCTCTGTCTTTAGGATTGATCGATGGCTTGGCTATCGTTGGAGCGTGCCGACCAACAGTTTCCGGTTCTCGAGGTCCTTCGAAGTATGATGTATTCGGTGGTGATGGTGGTAATACAGGCGTTGTTGCGCGTGACGGTGGAGTTTTAAATATAGGTTCTAATGTGGGTATTAGCGGGTTCTCGGGATCGAATGTTTATGCAAACAGAAGTGGAACAATTGTTGTTGGCATCGGTGCAGCATCATCCAACTCTGCGCGTAACGGCTGGGGATCTGCCTCGGCAGTAATTCAATGCCAAGGTGTAATTTCATCAGGGAATCTGATTGATGGGATTATTGCCCAAGATACTGGCTTCACGTTTGCTACTCAGTCAAAGTCATTTGGTAATCACCGGCATGCTTATATTTCCGCGGCTGGTGCTTCGCTTAATATGACTAACTCATCTGGGCGCGGTTGTCTTGGAAACGGACTTGAGGTTATCAATGCTCAGGTTTTAGCTAATACGTCTGTTCTTACAAATAATATCGGGCATGCTATAAATAATATAGCGAGTGAAATTCGCGCACCGTCATGTGACTGCCGAAATAGTGGAGGGGTTACTTGTTCACTAAGTGGTTCTCTTAATATTACTAGTTCTAATTTAGACGGGGTTACAGTAAATGCCATATCTGGTGGTTTCATTGATGTGACTGGCTATTCAGGGGTCGCAACTATTACACCAGTTGTGAACCACTATTCAATTTTCGGTGGATTCGTTGCTAATGGTACAGCTCAATCATTCATTGGGTTTAGCCCATCCGGCACTAATTCAGCTATGCGTTTATCAGATACGAACCATATATGGATTGGAACAGCTTCTGACCTTGCAGGGCAGACCGCTGCAAGGTTGCATTGTAATGGCGCGGCGGTATTTGCTGGAACAGTTCTACCTTCAACAGATGCAAGCATAAACCTCGGGTCAGCATCTCTTCGATTCAATATTGGTTTCTTCGCTGGTGGAACTCAATCCAGTTCTGATGCTAGATTGAAAAGCCTTGTGCGCCAAATGACGGATGCTGAACTGAATGCTGCAAAGCGTATCGGTTCGATGATAGGTTTTTGGTCGTGGTTAGATGATGAATCAAAACGCCAGCGGGCAGGGACAACAGTACAGGCTGTGATAGCGGTAATGGAAGATGAGGGGCTTGACTGGACTGAGTACGGATTTATTGGCCACGACAAATGGGATGCGGTATACGAGAACATATTTACAGAAATGGCAGATGGTTCGGTCATTGATACGGGAGAATCTAGACTGGTTAAGCCTGCAGGAGATCTTTGGCAATTTCGTGATCAAGAGTTAGACCGATTTATCATGCGTGGACTTGCTCAGCGACTCAGTGATATTGAAGCTAAACTACCCTCTCAGTAATCCATAACTGTACCCTTATACATCTAACTTAAAAACTTAATGAATAAGGGTGATGGTTTAAACTAATGGCTGTTGATTACAGTAGTGATATAAAAATACACCAACCGACATTAGACGGACTCCATTGTTCGGCGAAGATTAAGCAGGCGCTCTTTGCGCGACTGGATACAGGTCTCAATCGCTGCAGCAAGCGCATCTACTATGGCCTTATTATTTGGCTCTAGCTTCCAGGCTGATGAAAATGCATTCTCAGCATCATCGTATAGTTGCATGTCGCGGAATGTTAACCCTCGCTGGTAGTGTGCAGCAGCCATGTTAGGTTGCAGTTCCGAGGCCCTATCAAACGCTTGAATTGCTTCGGTATGGAATTTTGTCCGGCGTAGGCTTATTCCTAGCTGTAAATGGGCTTTACCAAATGATGGGCATTTACCAACTGCCGCGCGTTGAGAGTTGACAGCACCATGCAGATCTCCTGCATAAAGTTGGGCCACCCCAAGTCGATACCAAGCTACCCCAGCACGAGCAGATTTGAAGGTGATTGGTGAAAGAATGGATACCGCATTTTTGTAGTCTCTCTGGCGTATGGCCTCATCGGACGCGACCAATGCTTGAACAACGGCAGGGTAGTTGCAAAGATCACCTGGGTTTGGAAGTTCCGGCATCGGCTTGCTATTAACAAAGGTCATGGAAACTTGGCTGAGTCCATAAACCTCATGCAGATGGGCTGCTGTTGAGTGGGCTTGGTCGGCAATGGTTGATACCGAAACGCGAGGCAGAACAGTCATGCGCTGAGCACTGATCAGATCAACGATGTCCATTTCTCCAGCATAGATGTGAGCACGTGTACCTGAGCTTTCCAAAAGTGGTAAAAGGTCATTATAGTGTCGCGTTGCGGTACGCGGCATGTTTTTTGCTGATCGGCTGTCAGGCAGGTCGAGGACCGTTTCTGGATCGAAGGCAAGAGAGGGGGCGTTAAGTTTTGCACCAAATAGCAGAGCGCCGTAACCTCCCATACTGCTTCCCAAGGTGAAAATATCCTTAGCTCTGATCTGTTTAGCTATTTCCTTGATTGATGTACATGCCTCATCAACTGACGTTCCTAATCCCGGTATTCCGGTCTGGTACCAGCCGTTATTAATGTCGTTGACATACAGAACATCATAGGGGAATTTTTCCAGCGAGCGCACAAATGTGAATCGCCCTGCTGGGATCTTCATGCTAGAAAATACGACTAACAACTTTCCTAGTTTTTTACCACGTTGCAACTTGTAGTACGGAGCCTCCAGGCTCTCGTCGAATTTACTTTTGTTTAGCATGTTTAGATTCATAAAGTAAAATCCTAGTTTACACCGCTTGGAATAATACGACTAGAGGCGATGCCTATTGAGATGAAGCATAAATACAAAACCGGGCTTAATGGCCCGGTCTATTCACAAGGTGCTTAGGAAGAAGATACAAAACCATTGTGTAACTTATTGAAATTACTACGTCACATAATGTAAGCATGTTCCCATTATTTCTATAAAGTAATGATTTAAATAAATAAAACACGGATTTTAAAATCCCTCGGCTTATGGCTGTGCGGGTTCAAGTCCCGCCCCGGGCACCATGGAAAATATTCTAAGTAAAACAAAGTAGTATGAGTATGTCGTTAACCGCCGAGAGGCGGTTTTTTTGTGCCTAAAATTCCATTTCATAATATACCTTCATAATATTATTCCCGCGTTACTGATCACCTACCGCTGGAACTATTGCTATTTTCCTATCATATCGTGCGGTCTGAGCTGCGTTTTTGTGGCCTGAAATTGCTTGTTTGTCATAAAGAGATCCGCTCAAATCAGAAATACCTTTAGCTTTCAAATCGTGAAAGGTGAAGTCAAACTCTAATTCTGGGTATTTGGCTTTGGCTTCGGCCTTGGCTTTCAACCACCGACTATTAAAACCATCCCTCGTATATCTAGCCCCTGATTGCTGATGGATCACAAAGATGCTGCTCATCCCTTTATTTAGTGGTAGTTGGTTGGCTTGGTTTATGGCGGCCGTTAGCCGTGGTCCCCAAGCTTTAATCTGAGCGACACTTGTCTTGCTTTGTTGTATTAATATCCCCTGGTCAATCAGTTGGCCTTTCTTCAGGTCTAAAATATCACCTTGTCGAGCACAGCATAAGTAAGCCAACTCCATTGCGACCTGAACCACTGGTGGTGAGACACTATAGAGCGCGTCATACTCTTTATTCGTGATATAGCGAGTACGACTAATTTCCTTGAATTGCTTTACACCCTTGCAGGGATTCATTTTCACCATGCCGCGCTCATAACCCCAACGAAATACGCGGGAGATAAACGCCTTCTCTCTGTTTGCTTGAGTTCGGCTTTTGATGCCGCGCTTATCCATATACTTTCGAATATGCTCTGGTTTAATTGTATCGGGTGGCATAGGGCCAAATACAGACAACACTTTAACCGAGTATTTTCTATAATCTTTCTGTGTCTCAACAGCTAGCTCTATAAAATCGGCAGATAGAAAGAATCGACTAACAAGACAATTAAAGACATTTTCATTCTGTTTATCATTTATTAACGCCTCATACGCTGCCCATACTTGGGCCGGACTGGCATCGAATCCACAGAGCCTTATCGTTCCCCCGAGCTTAGGCTTAAATTCAAATGCAGAACGCCCCCTGCATGTTCGTGGAGGCATCCAGTTGTCTTGTGGGTTACTGCGTTTTCTCCCCATTAATCTAATGCTCCGAAGTTAGGCTCAACAGATATTTCAGTCGCAGCCTTGGGTGTATGACGAAGAGATAGGGGATCTTGAAAATGGCCCCATGTAGTTTGCGGACGGCCATCTCTACGGATTATAAAAAATATCCCAGCATTTTTAAGTGCTTCACATTGCTTTGAAGGGATATGATACCCGGTCAGCTCAATCATCTCCTCTTTCGTGATTATGTCGTGATCGTTTCTCATGGTCTTGCCCCTGTATCATTCGGCCTATTGCTCTGTCGGTTTCAGAACAGGCCCGCTGTATATTTTGGTCGGTGAGTTGTTGCTTGCGTACACTGGCTGATAGCTTGCCGATCTTAATATCGAAGTCGGTTAATAGGCGCTTGCCCGGTTGCCATGGCTGCATGATGGTTTTCCCTGGTGTTGGTTTACCATCATGCTAGCGGGGCAGGTTGATTATTTCTGATTAAGTAAAATCAACTTTTCAGGCGCTCCCTGCGGGGGAATGCTACTAATGCGCACATCGGTTGGAAAATCGTAGTGAACATCACAGCGGCGATCGGTGTGGATTGTTCCCGTTCGCCCATCTGGAAGTGTTATATAGGCCAGCTCGTGCCGCTTTTGTGTCTTTCTTAGCATTGGTCTTGCCTCAATAATACCCCGTTGGTCTGGGGCTGAATGAAATTAGCGAACTTGCAGACTACGGCTACCTATCTCAATACGTGCCCCTTTTACATCAACGCCGTTTTCTATGGCCTCTTTGATGGCCTTTTTATCGGGCGCTACGATGGTTTGCACTGTTACAAGCTCACTTGGCAACAAATCCTCGTTATCGATAACCACACTGGCTACACCTTTACGAGCGGTGAATGTGTTATACGGCGTTTTCAATGTGTTCATATCAGCAGCCAGTAAACAGCTAAGCACATACTGCTTGATCGACTTTGCTCGGTTCTCGAATGATCGCTTACGGTCGGCTAGTCGTTTAGCTTCTTCATCACAGGTCTTTGCTTGCCCCTCAAGATTGCGAACAAAGACGTAGGTTGCATCCAGCTTATCCCCCAGGGCACCCTCTAACCCCTCAAGCGTATCGGCGATCATTTCTGGCGTGAGTTCCTCTGAGGACTCAACCAACTGTTGCAGTTTGAAAAGGTCTGCGGCTAATGCGATTGCTGTATTGCTCATAATGTCGGCTCCTGTGCGCTCAGTTCAGTAACCCGTTTTTCAGTTAAGCGGTGTAACGCAAGCAAGCGGGTTTTGAGATAATTGGCGTGTTCGTGATCGGCTTTGGCTTCGGCATCTTTGCGGTGTACATCAACTTCACGCGCAATGGTGCTATAAACCTTGTTCACTTCGTTGGTGGTGACGGCGCTCGTAATGGTATTGCCTACTTTGGTTAACTTCTCATCCAGTTCTTTGCGCAGACGAACTGAGTCACCAGCTTTTTCACTGGCGTTCTTGATAGCAAACTCAATGTCATTTTCTGCTTTATACTCGGGGTTATCGTGCATGCCGAGCCATACGTCGGCGCTAAAGCCCAGCATAGATAATGCTTTCTTAATGGCGTCAGTGAGGCTCTTTTTGATTACCTCGCTATCTGCCTTAATTCCTTTATTGGTTTTATACATGTAAGGGGTGGCTCCGTAACTTTCGATCTCGCCACGCACATCACCCTCGACTGAGTACCAGAATTGAATTTTTATCGAGTGATTTTGTTCGCATATCAATGTGCCATCGGCATCACGAATAAGCCGGTTACCAACATATTTCTTGTTATCGTCGTAAATAGCCTCGGACATTGGCGCACCTGAAAGCATCTTTTCCTCAAGAATGGTATATCCCCAACCCTCACCAATGGGACCGAATACTTCGGTAGCTCGCATAAACATATATTCAGCGTTAATACTGGTAGCAACATACCCTGCGCCCTCTACAGGTTTGGTAAAGCGTGGATCTGTGCGTTGTACCGATTTCCATATATGCAGGTTTTCTTGTTCTGCAGGGGACTTCTGCGCAATCTCTTGCTCAATTAACCCAGCACGGTGTTGGAATTCATCAGCGGTAACCGCTACGGTAGCAACGTCACTTTGCTGTGCCGTCTCAATTATCTCTGCTGGCTTCTCATCAGTTGAGGCATAAACGCTGTAACCCAACTTATCCAATGTCTCTTTAGCCTGTTGAGCGGCATTATCGGTGATAGGCTCCTGTGCAGGGTTTTCCTGTTCTGTTGCAACAATTGGCGGTTTTGTTTCAGTTTCTGGCTCAGAATTGGCAACCAGTGCCAGTTTTGTTTCACTATTTGCCGCTGGTTGTGGTTCACCACTGACCAGACCATCAATAGAAAACTTGCCATCACCAAGATTGGTTACTGCGGGTTGTGGGCTTTTAACGGCTAAACACTGAGTGATAAATTCCTTTCGTGCTGTGGCATCGGTTAGGAAGATAGGTTGTTTTTTACCAGCGCGGATCACTTCAAAGATGGTTTCACGTGGAATAGATAACACATTGTTGCGAACGCGAAAATCGGTTGACCATTTACGCCAGGCATCATCATTGCTATCCATCAGCTCTTTTGCTTGCTTCATCTCTGCCGACATGACATCCCAGCAGTTAAAATCAGTAGGTAATAAGGCGAGAGCGACTTCGAGATCGAGCGTTTTATATGTGTGCTCAAAGCTGCGTTTGATTGGTGCATCAGGAGCCGGCGTGTCAATGCGGGTAACTTTTTTAGTACCGGTTAACTCGTCACGATTGCTGGGTTCATTAACCCATTTTTCAGCAAAGCTACGTACTTCCCTGAATCCAGGTATTTTGGGGAACTTCTTATTTATCGCATCAATAAGTTTTTTAATTGACTGCGGATACATCGCGCTAATTGCAGGAATACATGTGAGCGCCATGTATATCGAACTTACTTCCGGTTCAGCATCGTCATCATTAATTAAGTCATACACAAGTGACAGTTCATGTGAATCAATGTCACGCGCACCGTACAACATTACGCTACCAACTTTAGCTCCAATACCCAGCTTGTTGAAGTCAACCGGAGTAGTAGTAATGTCCTCACTTACCTCGTCGCTGTCTTCATCTTCATTACCATCCTCAGGCAACGGTACAACATTAGGCGTCCATACTTTGCCATCAAAGGAATTATCCTGTGCGAACTGCTCATCGAAATCACCCACAGCAGGGCGCGGTTGCCCGACAGTATCCTCACAGATTTTCGGATCAGCAAAGTTATCACCGGCAGCGGGGTAGGCTTCCCATAATTTCCCGATGGCCAGTGCGGATGCCATTTTCTTATTTATGGCTTCCAGAGCTATAACCAGTGGTATAGCTCCATTTTTGAGAGCCGCTTTTTTCGGCTCGAATAAACAAATAAATACAGTCATGTTGGTCTTGCCTCTTTGGTTTTTAAACGGATCTTGGTCTTTGATGTATGACTAATTAAAAAGGAATTTCGGTATCATCAGATACGTTCGATGGAGTGCTGTGCTCGATGCATAGCAACGCCTGAATCTGATCATCAATTAGCAACTTATGCCGATATGATTCAGCCGCCAGTCGCTCTTTTTGAGCGCGTAGTGAATCAACCTGCTTACTGATGATTTCGAAAGGGTCAGGTTCGTCGAAAGCGATAGTGATTTCGCGGGTTTCAAGTAACGCATATGCTGGCGTTGATTGTGACATGTCACAGGTACTCACAATAAAGCGGTTAGCTTTTATTGTTGAATGCGGATTTACATGGATGTATAGCTGGGTGGTTATCTGTAGTGCTGTCATAGCAACTCCTGATATACTGTTTTTAAGATTGATGGCGTAAGCCATTGGTCTTGCCTCTGTTAACGGGTTGGTCCCCGTTAGCTTCCCGGTTAACTTTGGTCGGTGACCCGGGGTAAAGAAGCCCACTTCGGTGGGTTTTTTTACGTCTGTAATTTGGTGCCCATTACGCCGGGCCAGCGGGTCAGATCTTCGGTCTTGCCTCACCACACTTTCCCGTCGTGGCTACGTATTAGTTTGGGCTGCTGCACTGTGGTAATCATGCCGAGCCTTGGCGCGGGGTTCTCCTCCAATGCAACAACCCAAATTCTGTT